TTATTGAGGTGCTGTTTCGGTATCAGGCGTGGGCATGGTGCTGCCGGCCGCCGGGGATTTAGGCCATGGCCATGGCTCTTGCGGCGCAGCCGCTTTCGGCTTGCGTGCACGCGGTGCCGGCTTCTTGACTCCTGTTTCTGGCTGGTCGACCTCAACTGCTGCAGGCGGCTCGATCGTGGCCATTTCTACGTGCGTAGTTAGGTTGATTTGCTTTGCGAGGTCGTCGGCGTCTTCGTCGCACTCAGGTACTGGGGCTTTTTGGCTATCAGTCCCGCTGGCGGCGTTATCCACGGCGGATGGCAATCGGGTGGGGTGGCGCCATTCGTTGTTGGAGAGCAGGAGCCAGCCTTCTTTTTCTGCTGCATTTACTGCTGCAATGCCGAGCTTTGGGCGCTCGGCGCATATGAATTTGAAAAGGTCATTGAACCGGTCCGGCAGAGTTCTCATGAAGTCGCGCAGTTGGTGCTCCTGTACATCCTCAAATTCGATCGACGCCATTTCCAGCTGCAGGCGTACTTCTTCCGGCTCAATGCCCTCATGCTTGGCCATGGCATGTATTGCGGCCTGCTGGTTCTCGAGATCTTCGTTATCCCAGCCATTGGTAATCAGGCTGTCGCCGAGCAGTAGGTCGACCAGCAGCAACTGAACATCGGGCAGGCCGGCTTGATCGATATAAGCGTGAATGCTCTCGGTACTGGAGGTGTCAAACGTGTATACGCCGGCGAGAGCCTCGTCTGGGAGATCGCGGTCAATCAGCACCAGTTTGGTAAATTCGCGCAGCGAGGCCAGTGAGAAGCCGTTGGCGCCGCGTGCGCGCAGTCGTTTGTAGAGCTCGATGCGGTAGGCTTCTTCTTGCTCCGCTTTGATTTCCTCTGCGCGCGCGGCTACGCGCTGCTTTTCGGCGGCGGCCTGGTTCGCCGGCGTATTGGCAGCGGCTTCCTTCTTCGCTGCAGCCGCACGAATAGGAGCCATGCGCGCCTCGTGGATTTCGACTGTTTCACAAGCGCCGGCATTTTCCAAGAGCTTTTGGATTAGCGCTTTATCGTAAAAGGGTGTCAGGGCACCGTTGGCCTGCTTGACATACCATGCTGGCTCAGGCAGCAGGCCGCCATCGAGGAAGGTCGCTGCGTTGCCCTGATTTTGCGTGGCAGGGGCATTGCGATCAAATACCCATAACGGTGAGTCGGCGGTAACAAACTCACTGTAACGTGTGTAGGCATTTTCACGATCACGCTTTGCCCCTTCTTCGCCTTCATATACTGGCGGGCCACCCTTGCTAGCGGCGGCAATGGTTAGTGCGTCGTGCGCCGAGCGTTTCTCAGCGTAGCAAGCCGGATCTGTGCAGACGTCTGCACTTTTGATGTCCTTGAATACCTCCGGCTGGTTGCCAGTCTTTTTTGGACATTTGGAGCATGCGCCGGCCAGCGGTAATAACGTTGCGTCGGTCAGCTTGAATTTGGCGCGCGTCAGGTCCATGGTGTAGTTGGCCTGAATGTGTACGACAGCCCGGCGATAAGACATTGACTCGCCCGTGCCTTGCCAGGGAGCGGTGATCTCAGTGAGCGCTTTTAGCTGGAGTTCCGGTACTGGAATACGGGCGAGCAACAGAGCGGTCGATGCATCGATTGCGTCATTGAGGAATTTTTCTCGGACGCTGGCGGTCAAGGCACACAGTTTCAGGCGGCCATAGATGTGGCTGCGCGACTTCTTCAGCTTTTCCACCAGGCGATCAGCGGTGTAGCCGGCATTGAGCATCAGCTCCTGGAACCCTTCGGCTTCTTCCATCGGGTGTGGGTCTTCGCGCTGCAGGTTCTCCAGCAGCTGGATCTCGCGCGCCTGCAGGTCAGTCAGCTTGCGGATCATGGTCGGACCGCGCTGCAGCTCGGCGATGTTGCCGGCGCGCCAGCGGCGCTCACCGGCGACGATCTCGAAATGCTGAGGCGCGTCAGCGGTTGGCGTGACAGGGCGAATCAGGATGGGCTGGACAATTCCAACTTCCTTGATGTTGGCGGCCAGTTGCTCCAGAGCGGTCTGGTTGAACCGTTTGCGGTTGGTGTAGCTGGGGCGGATATCGGCCCAGTCGGTGATTGCGAATACCTGGTCGTCGACCAGCTCGTCGACGACGATGCGTTTCTCGCTGCGGGCCGGGGCTTTCTTCATGCCTCCGATTGTGGGTATTACGAGGTCGCTCATGTGCGGCTCCTAGTTGTGGGCGGGTACGGCCCGGTTAGCGTTTAATGAAATCGAAAGGGGTGCTGTTGCCGATGGCGAGCAGTTCATGGCCCTCGGCCAGCTGCGCTACCAAGGCGGCCTTGGCCTGGCGCGGAGTCATGGCGCGGCCGTCCGGGTGGGTGAAGCCGCGCAGCTCGTGGAGCGGCCTGGCCAGCACGCTGCGTACGTCGATTGCCAGGTGGACGAGTGGGGCGGTCATGCCGGCAGCCGTGGCAGAGGTACGCCCAGCCTGACGCCCACGCCGGTCGGCACGACAATGTTGATCAGCCAGACGGTGTGCAATGGGTTGGGCTGTGCGGTGGCCATGACGGGCGGTTCGATCCGGTAGCCTCGCGCACGCATGACGTCGAGCAGCCGCAGCATGTCGATGCTGCGGCCACCGTCGGACGACAGGTCTGCCGGAGCGCAGCGAATGGATTTGGCCAGGTGCTGCAGGCGGGCCAGTGCGGCGGACGCGGCGAGGGCTTGGCTCAGATGTTGATCGTGTGCCCGCGGCTTGGTGGCGGTCTTCATTGCGCTGCCTTGAGTGGCCTTACGGATACCAAGCATGGCCCGTAAATGTCGACCATTTGCATAACCACGGATGCCGCGTCCACAGCGATGGCTGAAAGAGGGCGGGCGTCGCAAGGCAATTGGCCAGGCATGCGAACGGTGACTGCGAAGAGACTTGTTTTGCCCATTATCCTTGCTCCATTGGTGTGGTTGACCTTTGGCGGATATTACTAAATGGTAATGTTCAAGTCAACACTAAATGGTGATATTGGATTTTTCCGAGGAATTAGTTACAAATTGACGGCGAAAAAAAAGCCCCGATCGGGGCTTTTTGGTGTGCTGAATGGTAATGTTGCGGCGCGGTGGCGCTCTTTTTGGGGTGAGGGTTAGACGTGATTGCTATCTTTTTTGACAACTCGACCGATTATCAGGCACTCGCGGTCACGGCAGAGCTTTCTCCCATACTTTGCCTGGTCGCGGTTATCGGAACTTAGCCACCATTCGCCGATATCTCTTGTCATTCGCTTTACAACAGCTTCGCCGTCGTAGTTGACAGCAAACACTGCCGAATCGACGGGCTTTGTATCTGCAGTATTGACGACCACCGTGTCTCCATCGTAAAGGGCTGGCATCATGCTATCGCCCTTTACTTGGATGGCGATCAGCCGATCAGGGTCGAGGCCATGGTCCCTTATAAATTCGCGGCTCAGGGCGTATGCGCCCCCCTCGCGCCGGTCGTCTTCTACCTGAAAGCCGGTAATCCCCGCTGATAGTCGCAACTTGACTCTACGAATGAATACCATGCTGTTCTCTTCGGGGTCTGCAAGAACAACTCGTTGAAATTTAACCAGGTTGTTTGGAGATGCAAGCTCGGCAATCCCATCTAGCCAGCCTGGAGGGAGGCCGCATCTTGCTTCGATCTTGCGGGCCTTTTTTTCGCCGAACGATTTGGTCTTGAGCAGCCCTGAAATTTCGCTTTGGCTTTCACCCGTTTTTGCAACGAAGTCCGCCTGAGACTCGTAGTGCTCCTGTATTAGCTGAGCAAGTCGCTCACGTCGGGTGTCTTGAATAGTCATCTGGAGATTGTCCCCTTCAATTACCGTTTAGTAAATTACCAAAGGGTGTTGACCATTGTCATTACCGTTTGGTAATATTTGGCATGGACAAATTACACCTTTACCTAAATAGCCTCACGAAGGACGAAAGGGCCTCATTTTTTGCCCGAGTAGGAACGAGTGAGGGATACCTGCGAAAAGCTATCAGCATCCAGCAAAAGCTTGGCGAAGGCCTATGTATCAGGATCGAACGTGAATCCTCAAGAGCTGTCCGTTGTGAGGATTTACGTGTGGATGTTGATTGGGGGTACCTCCGGTCGGGTGCTCCAGCTAATCAGGGTAAGTGATTGATTACCAAGAATACCGTTTTGCTACTGCGGGCCACAACCACCACTGTGAAGGATATGTTGTGAAAATTAGAAAATCGTACCTTGGCATGATCAAGGCATTTCCTGGCGGTTGGGACGCAATTGCAGCCGCCCTGGGCATGAGCCGTAACGGACTGGAAAACCGAGTCTACGAACGCAAAGGGCAGGGCGTTGCGGTCGACACTGCGCTGCAGTTGCAGGCGTTCTCTGGCACCACGCTGTTTGCCGAGGCTGTGGCCGCATCGAGCGGCGGCGCATTCGTCAAACTCCCGGCAGATCTTTCGGAAGGCAATGAAGTGTTGGCTAAGAAGTTCCGTGAGGTGTATGTGCGCCTGGGCGGCTTTGCGGCGCGCTTTGAAGAGGCCACTGCAGACGATGTGATCGATGACCGTGAGCGCGCCGATCTCGACGCCATCATGGACGGATTGCATAAATCTCTGGCAGAGATGATGGCGCTGACCTACCGCGTATATTGCGCGCCTGACGTTGTTGCAGGCGGTGCAGCATGAGCAGCGTTCGTAATCGTAGTGTCGGACCGCGTTTTGGCACAAGGCCGTACATGGCCTTGAAAGCCTTGCACCAGCTCGGTGGCTCCGCTTTTCAGATGGAGTGGATGTGCATGGCCGGTTGCAGCACATCAGCAAGTCGTTTTGAGATCGACGTGGTGTATTACCTGGTCAATTCCGGCATGGTTACTGCGCGGAGTTCGGCGTACAGTATCACTCCAGCCGGATTGAACTGGCTAGGTGCCGTATCACAGGGGGATGGCAAGCCGAGCGTAACGGCGCAGGTTGCCGGACCGCGCTACGTGCCCGAAAAGCGGCCGCTTTCTGTCTCCAATATGGCGCGGCCGTCCTTGGCGCGGCCAGGATCATTTGACTACGCAGCCATTCCCTCGCGCATGGGCGATCAGCGCGTGCCGCACGGCTTGGCCATGCCTGGGGTTAAGGATGCGCAGCAGTGAGCGACGTTAGTCAGATCCTTATCGATATGCAGGCCTGTGGCCTGCCAAGTCCTCCAAACGGCATACTCGTTACAGATGGAAAGCTACACAAATACGGCAAGGGTAAAAAGGCTTGGTACTCGCTGCGTGAAATCGACCTCAGATCTGGCCGGCGCGTCATCGTCGGATCGTTCGGGCTGTACCAGGGGCAGGACTCGGGCAAGGTAAAGGTCAATGCCGATGTCGCGGGCCTGGCCCCCGAGGACATCGCTGAATACCATCGCAAGCAGAAAGAAACGGCAGCCCAGGAAGCTGAGGACCGTCGGAACAAGGCGCGTCTGGCGGCCAATCGTGCGCGCGACCAGTGGAACAAGGCGGCGAACGTGCCTGTCTTGCATCCATACCTTGAGCGAAAGCAGATTGAGCCTCAAGGTGTGCGTGTCAGCGCTGACGGTCTGCTGCTGATCCCGGCCATGCGTGACGGGCAGATGGTCGCTGTGCAGAAGGTCGACGCGGCCGGCGTGAAAAAATTCAACTTTGACAGCGATACGATTGGTGCCGGGCATACGCTGGGTGTGCTGGCCGGCGCGCCGGTGATCGGCGTGGGAGAGGGTTACGCCACCAGTCGCACCATACACATGTTGGCTCCGGCAGGGTTCCCGGTCGAGGTTGCATTCACTGCCGGAAATATCATGGCGGTGGCGCTGCGCCTGCGTGCGGCGCATCCCGATGCACACCTGCTGTTCTTTGCCGACGACGACTACTTGCTGCAGGAGCGCTTTGTTCGTGACCTGGCAGATGACTTTGGCGTGTCGGCGCCGGTGGCCATCGACGGCGAGACGCATATGGTGCGCAGCGATGATGGCCAGATCGTGGAGGTGATGGCGCGCTGGATGAAAGACGCCCAGGGCGTCGACTACATCGCTGCCGACGTGCGCCGCGCGCGTGGCACGGTGCGCACGCCGAAGTTCTCGAACGCCGGCGTTTCAAGCTGTCGTGCGGCCGCTGCTGCAGTCGGTAACGCATCCGTGGTGCTGCCAGCTTTCCGTGATCGCGGCGGCCGCAAAATCAGCGACTTCAACGACCTGGCCATTGAGGAGTCGTTCGAGGTAGCTGCGGCGCAGATCGGGGTTGCCATCCTTGCTGCGCAGCAGCCTGGTTCTGCTCTTGCCGTTCATCCTGCCGCGCCAGCGGCCGCATCCAATACCGCTGACGTGGCAAGGGCCGGTGACAGTACCGAAGCCGATAGCCTAGCTCCCCCTGCTGCGAAGCAGCCTGGTTTCGCTTCTCCTGCAGTTGATGCCGCGCCAGCGGTGTTCCTCGATATGGCCGTGCTGTTCGCCGAGGGCGTGGCCGAGGCCTCCCCCGCCCCCCTCGTTGCGCAAGGCGGCGCCGATGAGGCGCCCGCCGTCCCCGCTTCGATTGATGTCCTGGCTGAAGCACATGCCCATTCCCCGCCCCCCTTGGAAACGGCTGCGGCGCCGGGAACGACAGGCGCGTTCACGCTGGAATGGGCTGTGTCGCACTGCGCCCTGGTGCAGGGATCGACCGATATATGGGACAGCCTGAACAAGTTGCGGATGAAGAAGGCGGCCTTTGTCGATATGGTCGGCAAGGAGGTGGCCAAGGGCTGGTCATCGGCGCCGGTACGCCGGACGATCTCGCCTCGGGCCTTGCCTAAGACCGTGCGCGGCGTCGCATCACAAGACGGGGTGGCGGGGGGCGACAACATCGTCATGATGCTTGATCGCTATACGCTGCTGTACGGCACCAAGACGGTATTCGATGCGGACAAGAAGTCGATCATCGCGTATGACGCCATGGCACTGGCGCGCGGCAATGACCTGGCAACGCGCTGGCTGGCCCATCCGCTGCACATGGAAAAGGACTACGACAAGGTCGTATTCGACCCGACACAGCGCGTCGACCTGAATACGCATATCAACCTGTTTGAGGGGTTCCCGTTGACGCCCCGGCCAAACGAGGCGAAGGCGCAGTTGGTGCTCGAACTGCTGTGGAGTTTGTGCGCCACCGAGGCCAACGGCGCTGACGTGTTCCGCTGGGTGCTGTGCTGGCTGGCCTACCCACTGCAGCACCCTGGCGCCAAGATGCAGACCGGCCTGCTGTTCTTCGGCGAAAAGCAGGGCACCGGCAAGTCGCTGTTCTTTGAGGGCATCGTCAAGCCGATCTATGGTGCCCACGGCGCCACAGGCGGGCAGCATCAGCTTGAGGGTGCATACACCATGTGGCGCTCACAAAAGCTGTTCGTGCTGTTCGAAGAAATCCTTTCCAGGCAGGACAAATACAGTTACTTCGGCTTGATCAAGCACATGATCACCGGCCGCGATACGCCCATCAGCCAGAAGTTCAAGGACGACAGGGTCGAGGCCAACCACATGAACTGCGTGATGTTGTCGAACGAGTTCCAGGCCATCCCGCTGGAACCGGAAGATCGCCGCTTCCTGGTGGTCGACGTGCGCCAGCCGCTGGCTGTTGAGTTGCTGGCCAGGATCACGGCCGAGCTGGAGGGGGGCTTGATCGAGGCGTTCTATGCGTTCTTGCTTGCGTATCCCCTGGGCGACTTCACGCCGCACACGAAGCCACTGATGACGCCATCCAAAGAGCGTGTGATCAATTTCGGGCGGCCGGACTGGGAGGCCTTCTATTTAGCCTGGCGCAATGACGAGTTGGCGGCGCCGTACTGCACCTGCTTGTCTACCGATCTATACAACGTGTTCTCTCGCTACAGCAGCAAGTACGGCCTGCGCTCGATGTCGATGACCAAGTTCAACGAATTGATAGGGCAGCGGCTGAAGAAGAACCGCCAGTGGGTCAATTTCACGACGACAGGCAAGGGGAAGCTGCTGTCGGTGTTTCACGTGCCATACGTGCCCGCTGAAGGCGATCAGCCGGAGGTCGGGCGCGAGGGATCGATCAGCGAGCAGTGCAAAGTTTTCCGCGATCTGGCGGACGTACGGACGGAGCCGGGATGCTGAGACTGCTGATTACAGGGTTGTGCCGGGTTGCCGGGAGCCGTGATAGCGCAAGAGTGTTTATCCATGCGGGTTCTACATGGTTAACAGGGTTAACAGAGTGTCTCGCGTGTGTGCGCGTATGTGCTGGTGTTGATGCTGCAAGGTAGACGCAAGAGGGTGAAATCTCTCACACGTGTACTTACCCATGTTAACCCTGTTAACCATGATCAAAGTGAGTATTCATGCGGGTTGTGGCGTATCAGGGTTTGCCGAATGCATGGTTAACCACTGTTAACGATGTTGAACAACCAAAGACGGCCGGGAGAGGCGATGGCGAAATCGAATATGCGGGAGCAAATGCCCCAGGTGGCCGCGATCATCGATGCGTTCCGCGAGGCTTTTGGGACGGAGGTGGTGGACGCGGCGATACGGCGCGGCATGCGTGGCGGGCAGGGGTTCCACGCTACCGAGAATGGGCATGAGGTGGGCACGCCGGTGTATCGGGGCGTGCCGCTGGATAGGGCGCCTGGACGGTATGAGGCGCGGATGGGCGAGGTGGCATGGCAGGCAGCATTGGATCAGCAAGTATTGGACAACGAAAAGGGGCAGGGTAATGGAAGTTAAAGACGAGGCAGTGTTTGAAAACGTAGGGCAGGCGGTGCATGTGTCGTTCCTGATCATGGCGCAGGAGGCCAAGCAGGACGCGCCATTGCGGGCGGCATTGATCCGGGCGATGGAGTCGGTGGTGCTGAGCGGCCGGCAGCGCTGCTGGCTGGACCAGCTGCGTGGCGCGTCGACGGGCAGTATCAACTTCGGCGGCCTCAATGGCAACGAGGTGCGCGCCCAGTGCGCCCTGGTGCTGCAGGCGGTAAAGCACCGGTTGCCGGCGACTGAGATGTGGGTGCTGCAGGCGAAGTATGGCGAGACCGATTTCGAGGACGTGGACGGCAAGCGGCGCTTTGCTTTCTCAGCTGAGCGCATCGCGGCCATCAAGGGTCTGGCGGATTGGTTCCGGCCAATGTTTCCAGCGTTGAACGCGATGGCGATCGACTGCATGCTGGGACGTTTATTCGCCAATCACAAGCAGTTGGACATTACGGTGCGCGATCTTGCCGCGTCTTTTGGCGGCAGCCGCATGACCTATCAGCGCGCATCGAAGAAAATGCAGGATCACCTGCGGGACATGGAAGAGATTGCATTCAAGAGACTGGCGCCGAGCTTCATGTCCCAGGGAGTAGTTGGCGTTTTTTAGCTATCGCTTGACGCGGCTGTGACAAGCCATGTATATTTCGGTCATTCTCGGAGTAACTGTATCCAAGGCAATATTTATCTGCCGACTCTGAGACGCAAGACCAGATCAACCTCGCCAGGCGGCATGCCTCGCGGGGTTTTTTTTACGCCTACGTCTGTGGCCTACCAGTGGCTCGATGGTATTCGACCTGGTGGCCCTCATCAAGGAAATGTTGGGCAGTGAAATTGTAAAGGTTGTGGCGTTCTCAGTGCAGACGTCTGCACAAGTTTTCCAACTACGAAAGAGGTGATCCCGTCTGACCCGCGAGATAAGCGGTGTCTACAGGTAGCGTGTTTCGTTTGCCCGCCGTGCGCGGGTTTTTTTACATGTGTGGTGCTTGGCTTGACCGGGGAGGGTATCTCGATGCCAACGATTGAATTGCAAGGGCTTTCCCAGTTGATGGCCAGGCTGGACGATGCGGGTAAGCGGCAGATGCCATTCGCTGTTGCCAAGGCCCTGACCCAAACTGCGAGACAAACAGCAGCGGCTGAGACTGCGCACATCAAGGCGATCTTCGACAAGCCGACGCCATTCACGCAGCGCGCGGTCGGCGTGACCACGGCAACTAAGGCAACGCTCAGCACGCGCATCTTCGTGAAAGATATTCAGGCGAAGTATCTGATGGAGGAGGCAACTGGCGGCCGGCGTGCCTTCAAGACATTTGAAGAGAAGTTTGCCGATAGCGGTGCGCCTCAGATCGCGTTGCCTGGTGCGGGCATGCAGCTCAATCAGTACGGGAACATGAGCAAGGCCAAGATCATGCGCATTGCGAAAGATCTAAATACGAATGCATCGAGCAAACGATTCTTCAAAGGTACACCTAAGGGGCAGAAGCTGCCAGCAGGGATCTATGCCCGAACCAACGACAACCGGCACATCACTCCGCTGATCCGTTTTGCAACCGATGCGGTGTACAAGAAACGGTTCGAGTTCAGCGCCATCGCCATGGAAACTATCACGGCGAACCTGGAGGCGAACCTGATCAGCGCCTGGGAAGCAGCACTGCGAAGCTGATGCCGCTCCCGGCCGGTCTGGTCGCCACGCAGTAGTGCCATCGAGGCCGAACCGCCCGACGCGGCTCGAAACGCTCCCATCGAGGGGGCGGAGGATTTTCCAGGGTCCTTCCCCGAGCCTACCGCGCATGGGTAAATTCGCGCTCGGTTTGTCCGGCGTCGGAGAATTTTTAAAAGGGTAGTCACACAGGGTAGTCACTCTGGTAGTCACTGCCGCAGTCACTGAGGTAGTCACTATGCTGATGGGATATCGAGAGTACGCCCGTCATCGCGGCGTAAGCCTGGGGGCTGTGCAAAAAGCACTGCGTGCTGGCCGGATCAATGCGAACGCGGACAAGAAAATTGATGCAGCTGTTGCGGATCGTGAATGGGACGTCAACACGGATGCGTCGCGCATTGCGGTCAGCGCCGTTGAAGTCGCCGCACCCCTGGCTCAAAAAGAAATTTCTTTTGCTGCGCCGGCGGGGGAGGAGGCCGACAAGCCGGCGGCCGAAGAGTTAACCGGCAGCGACAAGAGCGCCAGTGAATACCGCGAGAACAGGTCGAAGCGTGAGTACTATGTGGCGGCCAAGCACCAGCTGGAGTACGAGCAGCTGCTCGGGCAATTGATCAACGTCGACGATGCCAAGCGCATCGCCTTCACTTCGTTTCGCGCCATCCGCGATTCCGTACTGAACGTGGCGGCGCGTATCAAGGACCAGCTGGCTGCCGAGACCGACCCGCATGTTTGCGAGGAATTGCTGGACCGCGAACTGTCCGCTGCGCTGGCCAGCGTTGACGTCGGCCAGCTGGTGGCCGAGTCGGAGGATTAGATGGGGGCAACGGACGAGTTCCTGCGTGCGATCGGTGAGGCAATCCTGCCCGATAGCAAACAGTCGATCAGCGACTGGGCACAAGACAACCGCATCCTTCCGCCAGACAGCCCGGAACCAGGAGCCTGGCGTAACAGCCGCACGCCGTACCTGGTGGGCATCATGGATGCGCTGTCGCCCAGCAGCAAGTACCGCGAAGTGTATCTCAAGAAGGGCCACCAGCTTGGAGGCTCGGCACTGGGTGAAAATTTCATAGGCCACAGCATCACCAGTGCGGCCGGCAATATTCTCGCCGTTTTCGCCACGGTGGAGGACGCGGAAAAGTGGGAGCTTTCGCGCTTCGAACCGATGCGCGAATCGACGAAGGCGCTGCGCAAGCGGGTGCTCGATGCCGGCATCAAGGGTGCTGATAACACCAAGCGGCGCAAGAAATTTCCAGGTGGCTTCATTCAGCTGATCGGTGCAAACCGGCCTGGCGGTTTGAAGTCGTCGACCATGCGCTATGTGCTGCTCGAAGAGATGGACGAGTATGCCGGCGATATCGGCAACCAGGGTAGTCCCGAAGAGCTGGCGCGCAAGCGCACCAGTAACTTTGGCAGGAAGGCACGCATCTTCGGCAACAGCACGCCGACGATCAAGGGCGCCTCGGCGATCGACCGGAACTACGAGCGGGGCGACAAACAGCACTACATGGTGCATTGCCCGGACTGTCGCGCGCCACAGTTCTTCAAGTGGCCGAACATGAAGTGGCCCAAGGGACAGCCGGGGAAAGTGGCGTACGCCTGTGAGTGCTGCGGCGCCCTGAATACCGAATCGGTCTGGAAGACGAAGGGTTACATCAACGCCCACTGGCTGCCGACTGCGGTGGGTGAACCCGGCGTGGCCAGCTTTCATCTGCCGAGTATGTACGCGCCGCTTGGATGGCGTGCGTGGGACGTGCTTGCCGGCGAATTCGAGGCTGCGGCAAACGACCCTGTCGCTTTGAAAGTGTTCGTCAATAACGAGCTAGCCGAGTGTTGGGAGGATTTGAGCGGGCAGATCAAAGGTGCCGAGATCGCAAAGCGGCGCGAGGCCTATGAACTGCGCACTATCCCCGTCGGCTGTCTAGCCCTGGTGATGTCCGTCGACGTGCAAGGCAACCGGCTGGAGTACAAGATATTGGGCTTCGGCAGGGGCAAGCGTCATTGGGTGATCGATTACAACATCATCGATGGCGATCCGGCGAAGGACGATGTATGGACGCGTTTGACGGCGATACGCGAGCGGCCGATAGAAAACAGCTTCGGTGTCTCGATGCGAGTGCAGACCTGCGCCATCGACTCCGGCGGCCACCATACACATGAGGTGTATCACTATGCCAGGTTGCATCGGCATGCTGGGGTGTTTGCTGTGAAGGGTTGGTCGATGAGCGGCAAGCCGGTGATCGGTCGGCCGTCGATACAGGACGTCAATCACAAGGGTAAGGTGATCAAGGGCGGGGTGCAACTGTGGATGGTGGGTAGCGATACCGGCAAGTCTCTGCTGTTCAACTATATCGCTTCAGACGAGGAGGCCGTGCCGGAAGAGCGTTTCATTCACTTTCCGATTGGTTTGTCGGACGAATACTTCGAGCAGCTGACTGCCGAGGTGTATGACTCAACCAAGAAGACCTACCGCAAAATTGCCGGCCGGCGAAATGAGGTGATCGACTTGTTTGTGTATGCCTTCGCGGCGGCGTTTCACCCGCTGCTGCGCCTGGACACCATGCGCGACGCTGACTGGACGCAGCTGGAAAGCATGGTCGAACCGGTCATTGGCGACCTGTTCAGTGCTCCGATCCGGATGGGGGCGCAGGCGGCGGAAGCGCCGGCCGGCATCGAGTACCCGACAGCATCAGTGCAGACGTCTGCACAAACACCCACGCCCGCTGTGGCCGTCGCGCAGCACCACGACGACGACTGGCTCAGCGGCACCGATAACTGGCTGGAGTAAAAACGATGGCATTTACACTAAAACAACTATCCGCGCTGGAAGCGGCCATCGGCAGCGGCGAGCTGTCGATTGAGTATGACGGCAAGAAGGTTACCTACCGCAATATGGCCGATCTGACGAAGGCCTATGAAATGGTCAAGAACCAACTGATGGCCTCGGGCGCACTGGCGGCGCCGGCGATGTCCAACCGTGGCCCGGCGACTTTGACGGTTTTTTCGCGGGACTGACATGGGTGCGATGACCGATATGAACTGGCTCGACCGTGCCGTCAACTTCATCAGTCCCGGCCATGGCGTGCGGCGCACTCAGGCGCGCATGGCACTGGAGATGGCGCGTGCCTATGAGGCGGCCAAGGTAGGGCGGCGTGGGGATGGATGGCGGGCAGGTAGCGGCAGTGCCAATGCGGAAGTGCTGCCGGCGTTGTCCATCGTGCGCAACCGCGCCCGCGAGGCGGTGCGCAATAACGAGTATGCAAGTGCCGCGTTGAATGCCCTGGTCACCAACACGGTCGGCATCGGCATTGTCGGCAAGGCGCCTGATCAGGCGCTGTGGGACGACTGGTGCGAGTACTGCGACGCGGACGGCCAGCTGGACTTCAATGGCTTGATGGAGCTGGCGGCCCGCACGCGCTATGAAAGCGGCGAAGTGCTTATCCGTTTTCGCTGGCGCAGTCCCGAAGATGGCCTGGTGGTGCCGCTGCAGTTGCAGGTGCTTGAGCCGGATCACCTCGATACGCTCAAGACCGGCCCGCTAGACAATGGCAACTACGCCATTGCTGGTGTGGAATACAACATCATCGGCCAGCGCCTGGCGTACTGGCTGTTCCCGTCGCATCCCGGCGAGGTGCTGATCATTGGTGGTAACCGCTTGCAAAGCAAGCGTGTGCCGGCCAGCGAGGTGCTGCATTACTACCGCAAACGCCGACCGTCGCAGGTGCGTGGCATGCCGGAATTTGCCGTCTCGCTGATGCGCTTGCGTGACCTGGGTGATTACGAGCAGGCTGAACTGGTGCGCAAGAAAATCGAGGCGTGCTTTGTTGCCTTCGTGCGTACCGATAATGAATCGGCGCGCCTTGGCCAAGTGCAGAGCAATGCCGGGACGAACGAAAAGGTCGCGCCGGGCATGATCAAGTACCTGAACAACGCCGAGAGCGTCGACTTCGGGGCGCCGGCGGCATTCAGCGGCTATGGCGAATATGCTGCCACGCAGCTGCACGCTATTGCAGTTGGCGCTGGCGTCACCTACGAACAGTTGACGGGCGACCTGTCACGCGTCAATTACAGCTCGATCCGCGCCGGCCTGGTGGAGTTCCGCCAGCGCATCAAGCAGGAGCAATGGCTGTGTTTGGTACCGATGGTACTCAACCCGATTGCTCAGCGCTTCCAGCAGGCGGCCAGGCTGGCCGGTGCACAACGGGCGCCATCGGCGCGCTTTGTCTGGACCATGCCGAAGCTAGAGTACGTCGACCCGTACAAGGAAGTGCTGGGTACCAAGGAAGCTATTCGAGGGACCTTGCAAAGCCTGTCTGAAGCGATCCGTTCGCGCGGCGATGATCCTGAAGCGGTCTTTGCCGAGATTGCGAAAGAGCGCAATCGCATGAAGGAGCTCGGCATCCTGAGCGATTCAGACGCGGCGGTGAGTAGCAAGCTGATCGATGCGGCAACGGCCGCCGCTGTGATGGGCGTCGAGTAGTTCCACTAATGTTGTTTGCAGCCCGCTGGCTTATCCCGGCGGGCTTTTTTTTGAGGAAATTATGCCGAATCCGAATGCCGCAACTGAAGTGTTGCAAATGCCGATGATGACGCGCCTGGCGCCCATCAATGTGCCGGAAGGTGATACGCGCACTGTGGACCTGGTGTGGACTGCCGGCGCCGGCGTGCGCCGCTATGACTGGTACAACGATCGTTACTACATCGAGGAACTGAGCCTCGACCCCAAGCACGTACGCATGGGCCGTTTCGAGTCCGGGCGCGCGCCACTGTTGAACACCCATTCGCGCTGGGACTTGAGTTCCGTGATGGGCGTGATCCGCAGCGCCTCGCTGGCCGGCGACGAAGGCCAGGCAACTGTGGAGTTCTCGAAGCGCGCCGACGTCGAGCCCTACTACCAGGACGTGGTCGACAAGATTATCGGTAACGTTTCGGTCGGCTACAGCGTGTATGCATATGACCGCATTCCACCCATGAAGGAGGGTGAATCGTGGCGTTACGTGGCTATCGACTGGGAGCCGACCGAGGTCTCGTTGGTACCCATCGGCGCAGACGCCGACTGTGGCGTGCGCAGCGATGACCCGGCCAAGCCGAACACAGGGCCAGCTGTTCGCATGGCGCCTTGTACTTTTTCCACCCGCAGCAACCCCGTATCAACTATCTCGCCGGCAGCCGCCGTCGATCACACCAGAGAGGAAAACACCATGCCAGGTGCAGCAAACAACACCCCGGCGGCGGCACCAGCTGCCGGCGACCAAGGCCAGCAGGCTATCAACCAGCGCGCGCTCGATGATGCGCGTGCAGAGGGCGCGCGTCTGGAAGGCGAACGTCAATGCGGCATCCGCGAAGCCGTCACCTTGGGCGGCCTGGAGCCGGCCTACGCAGATCAACTGATCGGCAACCGTGACATGACGGCCGAAGGCGCAGGCCTGGCCGTGCTACGCGAAAAGGCCAAACGTAGTGCGGCCACGCCGACGCGCTCTGGCGCGCATATCCAGACTGTCAGCGACGAGACGGATAACCGCCGTGCCGCGATCACGGACGCAATCGTGCATCGCCTGAACCCAAGCGTTGCGCTGCCTGAGCATGCGCGCCAGTACCGCCATATGTCGCTGCTGCGCATGGCTGAAGAAACGCTCGATCACGCTGGCGTCAACGTGCGCGGCCTGTCGGGCATCGAGATCGCCGGCCGTGCTATGCATACGACGTCTGACTTCCCGGCCATCCTGTCGAACGTGCTGAACAAGCGCCTGCGCCAGGCATACGCGGAAGCGGAGCGCACCTACAAGCTGTGGGCGCGCCGTGCACCGAATGCCCCCGACTTCAAGAAAATGCAAGTCGTGCAAATGGGCGGCGCGCCGGATCTGTTGAAGCTCAATGAAGCGGGGGAATATCAGTACGGCACCATCAACGACGCCGGTGAAACCTACGGTGTGGTGACGTATGGCCGCATCGTGGCGGTATCTCGCCAGACTCTGGTCAACGATGATTTGCGCGCCCTGGACCGCTTGGTTGCCGCTTTCGGTGCTTCGGCCAGCCGCCTGGAAAATCGCCTGGTGTACGCACAGCTCACCGGCAACCCAGCCATGGGCGACGGCAAGCAGCTGTTCAGCGCGGATCATGGCAACCTCGGTGATCCTGGCGCGATTTCGGCGGCGGCGCTGGGTAAGGGCCGCAGCCAGATGCGCCTGCAGAAAGGTCTGGCCGGCGAAGAGCTGAACGTGGTGCCGAACTTCCTGATCGTGCCGACGGCGCAAGAGCAGCTGGCATACCAGTACACCAGCAGCAACTACGTGCCGGCCAAGGCGGGCGACGTGAATGAGTTCCGCGCCGGCGGCCGCACGGCGGTCGAACCGATTGTCGAGCCTCTGCTGGACGGCAATAGCGCGACGGCATGGTATCTGGCCTCGAACAGCGGCGAGATCGACACTGTCGAATACTGCTGGCTCGATGGCGCCGAAGGCGTCTGGATCGAGAACGAAATCGGCTTCGACGTGGACGGCATGAAGGTCAAGGCGCGCCTGGACTTCGCGGCCAAGGTGGTCGATCACCGTGGCCTGTGGAAAAACGCCGGCGCATAAGCGCTGGTCAAGCGGCGCCATCGCTTCGCGGTGGTGCCCCACTTTACTTTTCAAGGAATCGAGATGAAAAATTTTGTACAGCCAGGCAATACCTTGACGCTGCCGGCACCTTATGACCTGTTGAGCGGCTCCGGTTTTCAAGTCGGTGCATTGTTCGTCGTTGCTTGCACTGATGCCGCAGTTGGTACGCAAGTCGAGGGCGTGACGGATGGTGTATTCATGTTGCCGAAGACCGGCGCCCAGGCCTGGGCGATTGGCGCGCGGATCTACTGGGACGATGTCAACAAGCGCTGTGATAGCGATACCGCCAAGGGCGACCTCATTGGCGTGGCCACGCTGGTGGCGGCAAACCCGTCGACGGTCGGCTACGTCCGCCTGAACGGCGGCGCGGTTGGCGCATAAGCGAGGCCTACCGTGTCATTTCATGCGGAGCGTTTCTGGAGCGCATTCCAGGGCGTGGGCATGCTTGACGAGGCCAGCTACCAGCCGCCAGTTGGCGACCTGGTAGTGTTCTCGGGCGGTTTCAAGCGGCCCGACCAAGTGGTGCTCGACGGCATGGTGCATACCACCGACTACAGCATCGAATACATGGCTAGTGCGGTGGAGCTGAAACGCGGCTTCATCATCACCGTTGATGGTGTGCAGTACAAGGTGCGGCAAACGCCAGTTGGCAATGGTGATGGCGAGTTCGTCACCGCCTTGCTGGAAAAGGTTCTGTCATGACTCTGCGCGAAACATTCATCCAGGAACTGATGGCACTGCTTACGGCGGCGCCATCGTTTCCGGCTCAGGTTGAGCGGTCCCTTTCGGTGGCTTTTGGCCGCGACGAAAGTCCAGTACTGGTGATCCACCGTGGTGCCGAGGACGTTGAGTCCGATCTGTCGGGCGAAACTATCCGGGAGTGCGAGATCCTTGTTAGCGTCATCACACGCAGCGACGTGCCTGACCAGCAAGCGGACAGCATCATGGAAGCAGCACATCCGCTGCTGATGGCGTACAGGGCCGACAACTTGCTACAAATATGGGAGGTTGGAACAAACGCTCCCATGTTCGCCAATACGGATGGGCAGGCTTGCATGCTGACCACTCGTTACCGTGCGCAATACCGAACCGATACGCTAAGCCTGAGTGCCTAGCGTGTCATCCATTTTTTCGGCCGCCTGATGGCGGCCTTTTTTTTGAGGAGTTACCTATGGCAACCGGCGGCATTTCGGCACAGGGCAGTGACCTGGCCATCAATACGGGCACCGCGCTGGCCCCGGCCTGGACCAAGATCAAGGGCGTTATTTCCTTCAACGGCCTGGATGGCTCGGCTTCGGATATTGACGTTACCGATCTCGATAGCACCGCGATGGAATACATCAATGGCCTGGTCGACAACGGCAAGTTCAGCATGGAAGCGAAGACCTTGCACACCGATCCAGGGCAAATGGCCCTGCGTGCGGCGCTGGTCAGCGGCGAACGCACCAGCCTGCAGCTGACCTTTCCCGACGAAGTGGTGGCAACCTTTGACATCCTGGTTAAATCCATGCCAGTCGCGGGCGGCGTAAACGCGGTGCTGAAGGGCACGATTGATACCAAGGTCACCGGCGCGGTGGTGTGGTCATGAGCAGCCTGTTGAGCAAGTCGGCCATCCTGGCCGCAAACGACTTGAAGTATGAAGACGTTGCCGTCCCCGCTTGGGGCGGTAAGGTGCGGGTTCGTGCCATGACGGGCATGGAGCGCGATGCCTTCCGCGCTTCCATCGCATCTGAAGCGGGCGTGCCAGTCGGGCGCTTCTCGGCGGCCTTGCTGGCGGCCACCATCGTCGATGAGGCAGGCGCTTGCCTGTTCACGTTGAGCGACATTGAAGCACTGCAGGCCAAGTCGGCGGCTTCACTGGATGGCCCGGCTGAGGTTGCCATGCGCTTGAATGGCCTGGGCGGTAAATCGGATACCGACGCGGCAAAAAACTCCGTGAGCGGCCAGAGCGGCGATTCTGGTTCCGTCTTGCCAAAGAGCTAGGCAAGTCGGTAAGACAGGCCCAGCTGGAGATTTCGTCGGCTGAGTTCACCGAGTGGATGGCCTATTACGCATTGGAGCCATTCGGTGAGCTGGTTGCCGATTATCGGCACGGCGTTGCCAGCTCCTTGTTGGCGAATATCAACCGTAGTTCCAAGGATCGTCCAGAGCCGTATAAAGCGGACGACTTTATTTACTGGCGCGATACCGGGCAACAGCAAGAAGAGGCTGAGCCAGTGCTATTGGATGATCCAGTGGCGCACGGACAGCTGCTGCGGGCGGCTTTGTTTGGCGTCCGACCTTCATCATAAAGAGGCACAACATGGCAAGTTTGGGTTCGCTCGTCGTCATTCTTGAGGCGAACATCGCACGCTATCAAGCAAACATGGAGCGTGCGGCGCAAGGCACCGAGGCGGCGATGCAGCGAATGCAGGGCGCCGCCAGTCTGGTGGCTACTGCCGTCGGCCTGATCGGCGTCAGCCTGTCGGTCGATGCCCTGGTTGGTATGGCAAACGACGCTATCGATGCCCTGGCCAGCCTTGATGATATGGCGCAAAAGACGGGGGCTTCGGTTGAAAATCTCTCGCGCTTGAGCCAGCTGGCTTCTGCCACAGGCGCTGATTTCGGTGCCGTGGATGCCAGTCTGGTGAAGTTGTCCAAAGGACTGGTGAGCGTCGACGACGAGGGCAGCAAAGTACGCAAAGCGTTGACGGCGCTGGGTATATCCACGCGGGACCTGAAGAATCAGGACCCGTCCGCCACCTTTATCGAAATAGCGAAGAAGCTGCAAAACTACAGCGACGGCACCGGCAAGGCCGCGCTGATGAATGACTTGCTTGGCAAGTCAGGGGCAAATCTTTTGCCCTACATGAACGACATAAATGATCACCTCCATCGTTTTCAGGGCGTTAGTGCCGATGCGGCAACGGCTGCAGCCAATTATCAAGACCAGGTTGGCTTCTTGAAGGTCAAGCACGAGGCCCTGGTCACGCAGATTGTCGTAGATGCACTGCCGGCAATGACGGACTTTGTGGAAGCCTTTGCTGATCTGAAGAAGGGGGCCGACGATCTTTATGGCGTGAATGTGGCGGAGTGGAGCGACAATCTGGCCGTCGGGCTGGCGAGGGTGGTGGACGTCGCTATTTTGATCCCCCGTATCCTGAATACTGTGGCCGGAAGTTTCAAGTCAGTGTATGCAGACGTCATGGTCATTGCTTCCGCTGCCAAACACTTGAATCTGAACGGCGTAATCATTAATGCAGCCGAAGGTAAATCTTCTTGGGATGAGTTCCAGAAAGATGTTGATGCTCGTAACAAGATTGTTGAGGAGGCAAATAAAGACCTTTCCGACTTGTGGGACAACCCGGCCAACATGATGGAGCAATCGGTTCTCGGCCGGATTGCAAAGCGTACTCCCGCAGGGGAGGTGCCAGCGGCTGATGCGCCAGACGAGCCTAAGAAAACACTGGCGTACGCAAGCGAGAATGAAGTCGAGGCAGCGGGGGCAAAAGCCAAGAAGCTGCTTGATATGCGTCTTAAAAGCCTGGAAGATGGCTTGTCCAAGCAGCAGAATGCTCTGGAATTCGGCAATAAGTACATGTCGGAACTGCGCAGCCAGGATATTGTGGACCAGGAGACATATAACGATTACCTGCAAAAAGCACTTGATTCGGGCCTGGCCATTGCTATCAAGGCCTATGACGCGGAAATTGCCCTTCTCAAGGCGCACCAGGCCAAGGCCGTCAAGGTATCCGACCGCGACGATGACCAGCAGGCGATTGTCAACCTGCAGGCGAAAAAGGCTAAGGCGCTGCAGGACGCAGACCAGGACAGCACCATGCTCAAGCTGGAACTGTCCAGGGCACAAAGCGACTTGAACAAGCTGGTGAAAGACTGGAACCTGCAACAGAGCCAGTCGATCAGCCAGATGCAGTTTGAAAACACCCTGTACGGCAAGTCGGCGCTGGAGGTGGCCAAGCTCACGGCCCAGCGCCGTATCGAGCTCGACATCGAGGAAAAGATCAGGCTCGCGCGTGAAAAAGGCAATATCAGCGACGAATCGGTTGAACAGTTCCGTCAGGACGGTAAGAAACAGGTGACGCAAGTCAATAAGGCCGCGACTCAGTCGGTGGCCCAGCAGATCGGCGAAACCCTGCGCACACCGGAGCAGGTGGAAAACGAGCAATACGCCAACCGCCTGAAGGATCTGCAGGCCTTCCGCGATGCCGAGTTGGAGAATACGGTGGAAGGCAATCGCTTGATCGAGGAGGAAAACCAGCGGCATACCCTGGCGATGATGGAGATGCAGTCGTCTTACCAGTTGCAGTCACTTGGGGCGGCCGGCAGTGCCGCCGACCAGTTGTATGGATTGATGCAGCAGTCTGGCAAGGAACAATCTGCTCTGGGTAAATCGGTATTTCTGGCCAGCAAGGCAATCGCCGTGGCCGAAATCCTCTTGAACACGGAGGTCGCCGCTGCCAAGGCAGGCGCCCAGCTGGGTATCTTCGGCATTCCCATGGCGACGATGATCCGTGTGACTGGCTATGCCAGTGCTGGCATGGTGGCAGGCATGGCCATTGCCGGCATGCGCGAGAAGGGCGGTCCGGTCTGGAGCGGTGGCGCCTTCATCGTTGGCGAAAAAGGACCGGAGATTTTCCAGCCGTCATCGCACGGCACCATCATCCCGAATAACAAGCTCGGCAGTGGCAGCGCAAGTGATGTGAAGTGGACGGTGGTCAACACCGGCTCACCTTTGCGCATCAAGGAGACGCAGCGCGTATCCGAGGATGAGTGGGCCTTGATCGTGGAGGATGCCGTCAGTTCCGTGGCGGCGCAGATGGCCGATCCCAACAGCAAGGTCAGCCGTGGGATGGGCCGCAACTTCAACACAACCAGGAGCCGAGGCTGATGCCGACACTGCCAACAGGATTGACGCCCACGGTCGCCGCATATTCGCACGGCGGACCGGGCGGCGTGATGCGCACCGAGGTCTCAGGCGGTGCGGCGCGCTACGGATTGGATTATGGCCGGGGCACTCAGCAATTTAATGTGACGCTGATATTGGACAAGCTAAAGTTTTCCGTCTGGACAGCGTTTTTTCATCACATTATTTTAAAGGGAGCTATTACCTTCGATATGCCGCTCGATAGCGGTTTTGGTACGGAAGCGCATGCCGTCAATATTCTGCCAGGGACGTACTCTGCCAGCCGCACGGGCGGTACCGCCATGGTGGTGGCCTTCGTCGTTGAGGCCGAGAGCAAGGTCTACGATATGACTGCAGCGGATGCTGCAGGGCTGATCGATGTCTACTCGACTTACGGTGACGACTCGAACAAGCTGCTCGATCGCTTGGCCCAGTTCGCCAACGTCGACACCAACGTATTGGATTTCTGATGAGTATAGACATAGGAAGCCGCTTGCGGCGCTTCTTGGCATCGGCGCCGCAGGCCGTCTGGCCTATCCAGACGATACAGATCAGTCACCCGGCCATGAGCCGGGATTTTTATTTGTGGCGCGAGCCTTACGTCGGGCAGGTGACCATCGAGGACGGCAGCATCGTCTCGATGTTGCCCTGCAATATAGAGACCAAGCTCGCCGGCAGCCAGGGCCACCTCGATCAGAAGTTCGATATTCGCCTGGGCCTGGTCGAAGCGTCCGAGCAGGACCAGTTCCAGGCCGAGATGGATCGCGTGCCGCTGGCCACCAAAGAAAAAGTGCGCATCGTGTACCGCGAATACCTGAGCGACGACCTGCGCGAGCCGCAGGCGGTCGCGGTGCTGCAGGCCGAGAGCATCACCTACATGTTGGGCGCTGCCGGCATCAGCGCCGTCTCGCCGCGGCTGAACGTTACCCGCACCGGCGAGCTATATGTGCCGCGCGAGATTCCCATGCTGAGAGGATTTTTATGAACGTCAATGATTACTTGGAGCGGCAGTACGAGACGCCGCCATGCTGGCAGCTGGTGGCTGATGTGTATGCCAGTGAGCTGCAGCAGACCGTGACTGATTACCGCACCATCAACAGCTCGATCAGGGCAATTGCCAGCGCATTTCGCATCGCCCTGCATAAATCCCCGGCAGGATTCGCCCAGATCGCCGCACCAGGCGATTTTTGCATCGTCCTGATGGGTAAGTCCCAGTCCATGGGGTTGCATCACTGTGGCGTGTTCTACGAGGGCAGGGTGCTGCATGGCCTTGCCGACGGCAACCGTTATGAGGAGCTGTCGGTGATCAGTGACGCCTATCCCCTGATCGAGTACTGGGCGAAAACACCATGACGCTCATTCGTTTGTTTGAATCGCCGTTCGCGCCGGTGGCGCCGCTGGTGTTCGAGGCTGAGAGCCTGGCGCACTGGCTGCTGGAGCATTACGGTGACGCGCCGCGCGTGACTGTACAAATATTTGCCGGTGAGCCATCTAGCTCTACCGAGATCAGCCATGATGCCGAGGCCATATTGGCGAACGACTGCGCCGAGTACGTGGTGCTGCAGTCGCCAGGTATTCCGGCCGCGTGGATACCGTACGTGATCGCTGCCGTGATGGCGGTAGCCGCCTACGTGCTGATGCCGAAGCCGGTAATGCCGGGCAACGTCAATCGCACGCAGCAAAGTCCGAACAACTCGCTGGGCCAGCGCGAGAACAAGGTGCGGCTGATGGAGCGTGTGGAGGATATCTATGGCACGGTGCTGTCAATCCCGTCGCTGATGATGCCGACGTACACCAAGTACATCGGCCACCGCAAATTCGAGTATGGCTATTACTGCGTGGGGCGCGGCTATTACGACATTGACGAGGTGCAGGATGGTGATACGCTGATTGCCGACATTCGTGGCGCCAGTGCGGCATTTTATGACCCGTTCACTTCGCCCAATAGTGGCTCCCCAGTGTTGCAGATCGGTGATGCCATCATCGATGGCATTGTCTCGGCGCGGCGTGCAATCGAGGTGGATGGCATTACGCTCAAGGCGTTGAACCAAGTGCAGCTTCCGGCCACAGGCATCTATACGTTTGACCATGGCAACCGACTGACGCAACTGAACAAGGAGCCTAACTTCAATGCGGTAGCGGCGCTGGGCGACGTACTGACGATCAGCGGTGCGGCCAAGGTCGTGACGACCTCGGGCAGTGCAAGTTTTACAGCCGCCACGAAAACGCTGCGCGATTCAGCCGGTGCGGCGCTGTTCGCTGCCATCGCTGTGGGCGACGTGGTGACGGTAGGTGGTACCGCCTCCAATAACGGCCCGCGCACCGTGACGGCAAAGCCTAACACGGGGACGCTGGTTGTGGCGGGGCCGGTGGTCGACGAAGAATCGATCACCGCCAGCTTTGCAGCGGCGCGCGACTATAGCGGCAGCTACGAGATCAGCGCCATTGACGATGGCTATGTCGAACTGCTGGGCGTAGCCTGGCCGGCCGACTACACTGCCAGCGGCGTGCGCGTGCAGCTGGCCGACGTCAGCGACTATACGGACTGGGTGACGCTGCCAGGCAAGGATCGCACCGAGGTCTGGTGCAATGTCGTGGCGCCGACTGGCATGTTCCGCGACGATGGCGGCAAGACGGCGACGACGGTGACGTTTGCCATCGAGATCGAGAAGCTGACAGCAGCTCTGGTACCCACCGGCACAGTGGAAGTTGTTTCGGGCAGCTTGACTGGCGCGGTTCAGGACGAGCGCGCCGAGACCATCGAGCGGCGTACGGCCTGGACCGGTCCAGCCAGGGTGCGCATGCGGCGCGTGAGCCAATACGACTATGCGTTCAAGGGCACCATCGTCGACGAAATCAAGTGGCAGGACGTGTATGCCGTTTCGCCGGTCGACAGGGCCGAGTTCGGTAATAAGACGACGGTGCACACGGTCACCCAGGCAACCGCGCGCGCTACCACGATGAAGACGCGGCAGCTGAACTGCTTGGCCTCGCGCCGCTTGCCGCTCTATGACGGCGTGGCGTTCTCCGGCGCCTTCGATGCGGACGGGCGCCACGTGGCCGGCAGCATCGCCGCCACCTCGCGCCTGGTCGACATCATCGCGGCGGTGGCGCTCGATCCCATGATCGGCCGGCGCGACCTGGCCAGCGAAGTGGACATGCGGCAGATCTGGTCGGTGCAGCAGCAGCTCGATACTTGGCGGCCGGATGTGGGGCAGTTTAATTTTACGCTGGACTCTGACAACACCAGTTTCGAGGAAACCGTGATCATGATCGCCAACGCAGGCTTTTGCATCGCTTACCGGCAGAACGGCAAAATCCGCCTGGCGCTCGATCGGGCCCAGCCGGTCAGCACGGCGCTGTTCACGCATCGCAATAAGAAGCCGCGCTCGGAGACGATCACCAGGGCGTTCGCCAACGATGCCGATTATGACGCCGTCGAATTCGTGTACGTCGACCCGGACTCGCTGCAGTCGGAAACGATTACCCTGCCGCTTGATGGCAGCCACACCAAGGCCAAGAAATTCGAGATCCCCGGCATCCGCAGCTTCGCGCAGGCCTGGCTGCGGGCCAATCGAGAGTACCAGAAACTGCTTGGCCAGCGTATCACCATCGAAACCAGCACCACCAGCGATGCGCGGGCCCTGCTGCCGAACGCCCGCGTTGATATTGTCGATAACACGCGTTTCAAATCGTATGACGGCGAGGTAGTGGGGCAGGCCGGGATGGAACTGACCTTGAGCCAGGACGTGACTTTCGCGCCGGGACTGCCGCACAGCATCGTGTTGATGCGTCGCGATGGCAGCCTGCAGAGCATTGTTTGCCACGCCGGCAGCGCGGCTAACCGGGTGGTGCTGCAGGCGCTGCCCAGTGAGGCCCTGGTGACTTCGTATGGACGAGAAGGGGTGCGCACCATCTACAGCTTCGCGGCTGACAGCGCGCGGGGGGCGATGGCGTACCTGGTGCAGGAAATTGATTTGTCGGATGCGCAGTATCCGATCATCAGGGCGATCAATTACAGCGCCGATTATTACCAGATGGATTACGCCGCCATCCCGGCAAAAGATTCGATCATCAATTAACCAGCATGCAAGCAACAGGGCGCTCTTCGGGGCGCTTTTTTTACGTCCCAATAGAAGGTAAAAAAATGTCATCAATTACGATCACAGACCTCAACAATGCGAAATCCGATGTCGATCATATTGCCGAGATCGCAACGTCAAGGGCGATAACTGCGACCGACCGGAAGGGGAATGTAAAGGACACCATCGCCGGAGCAGTCGCCAAGATCGCGGCATTCAACAGTCGTGGGGTATGGGGGGCCGCCACTGCGTATGCAGTGAAGGATCTTGTTTCGAATGCCGGCACCTGGTACGTGGCCGTGGTTGCGCACACGTCCAGCGCGGCGTTTGCAACTGATGCGGCGGGCAAGTGGCGCGTGTACCAGGGCGTGACATTGGGCGATCTTGCCGCAATCGGTGGCGCGTCATTGGTTGGTATTAGGAGTGGACAGACACTGGGGGACATATTCCAGAACTTTTATGTTGCTACAGAATACGATGACATTGAAAAGATACTCGCCGACACTAGCGGCCCGGTCTGCATTTACCTTGCTGCAAAGCGATTTAAAGCGCCGTTGAAATCGCTGACATATAAACGCGACGGTATAGCCCTAATCGGAATGATGAGTCCTAGAAATTCACAAGACAACACCCGAATGGAAAATGGCTCTATTGTTGAAGGTACTTTGTTTTTTCAAGGTTGCAATTCGGGAGTTCTTTGCGATATCGGGGTCGACCGGGGCTTATATGTAACTAATAACCTGTTTGCAGGTGTGCGTAGTGATGGATTGGTTGTGACTTCCATAGTTGATGGCGATACCTCACAGCCCCGAGAAATAAACGGATGGGTTATTTCCAATGTTAGTGGTTTGGTTCCAGTAAATACAGAACAAAACCCAAGTAAAGGCCACGCTATTCTAATAGAAGGTGTTAATGGAATAAATAGTAAAGTTGGCGATTTATCAGGAGACGGAGGTTCGTCGGCAGTTGCAATTAAATGCAAAAACATGAAAATAGGAAATGTAAAAGGTGTTCGCGGTTTTCCGTATAACATAGTCTTAAAGTCTAACACATACGCGAATTTCAATGATATACAAACCGGTGTACTAACAAGCCGCGACGGCGGGGGTATTGCTATTGTGGCGGATGATGTAACGGTTGGTTATGGATTAGCACGCCTTGAAATCGAAGGGTATTTTGCAACAAATTGCCAATGGGGGCTTAGGACTGATAGCGCTTCGGGCCAACCTATCAGCGATGTTCATATTGGATTCGCATTCGGCAGAGGTATAACCGGCACGGGCTTGCACATAAAAGGTGCGAATACAAGCCGTATAACTGTGGATAATCATTCGTTCGAAGGTTGTCAAACCGGCGTGATAGTGAATGAAGGCGCGACCGGCGTTGATATTGGCGCAGGTAATGTTGTTGGAAGTAAGGCAAACGGATACTTTATAGACTCAGACAGTGTTATCTCTGGCCATATTAAATCTACGTATAACACTGGTTGCGGCATTGTGACATATTCGCCTAATTTTTGCTGCGATTCGTTTAACGGCAATAATAATACAGGTGGGAATTACGGAGGCCCTTATGTGCCGTGTCCGATTGCTGCGTCTGAATTTTTCTTTGCTTATCTTTCAGCGGGTATGTTATCGCCATCACCGATAACACTTTCCATTGGAGCTAAGTTTATTTTTTCATTTGTAAACGGTGACATTTCAAGAAGTGGCGGCGGTTCTATAAATTCTGGAACCGAACTTTGTATAATACCTAGCGCAATACGACCAATATCCTCTAAATTTATTATGGTTGGGGTTTTGCTTGTTGGTGGCAGTTTTGATGTTCAACCTGCAACAATCAATAACGCAGACGGTGTTGTAACATATCGCGGACAACCCGCAGCCACTATTTACCTCGGCGGGAACTCATTCGACAGACGTTAAGTAAGTCCCCGGCCTAAAAAACCGGAGATTTTTCCACATCGAACTTAAATAAAAAAATTCAACTTCTTCAATCTCCCTAGCAACCGATTTGCCGAAGCGCCCGATATCCCGCAAACAGGCGTTAACCTCGTTTACTTACCAATCAAAATCTATATCATTTTGGAAACTATCAGGTAGTGTCATGCGCGGCTTTACACCTTCGGACTACCAGTTAATTTCCGCGCTGCCATTTATTGGCTTTGCATTTCTACTCGATTAAATCACTCGCTTGACGGCGGGAACCGAAAGGAATTCATGACTGAACCCGCAACAATTACCGCCGCCGGCGGCGCGCTCGCGCTCGGCACCGTGACACTGAGTGGCTCGATTCTCGGGCTGGAATACGGAGTGCTGCTCGCTGGAATGTTTGGCGGCCTCGTCGCGCTATCATTTATCGAGCCGACCACTCGCGCCAAAATGGTGACCTCTGTGATCACCAGCGCCCTCGTGGCCGGCTACGTCGGCCCCATCGCCCATGTCGGCGTGCTGGAGTATTTCCCTTGGACGGCAAAATCGGCGGAAATTGTGCGTTGGTTCTGCGCCTTCGCTGCCGGCGTCTCGGCGCAAACCATCGTGCCGCTCGGCCTGGGCTGGCTCAAAAAACGCGGAGGTGCACAGTGAGTGCCATGCTTGCCTTGAACTGGCTGGCGGGGATCATCCTGCTGGCCCATGCCCTGTGCGTACTCAACCGCATGCACCGCCGCAGCAATCACCTGTACCGCCTGTTCTACGTGCTGCTTGGCGTGGGCGCCATTGCCGTGGTCGCTGGCCCGCTATACGGCTACACGCAGCCGCCGCCGGGCGAAGTGCTGCTGAACGTGGGCATGACCGGTGTGGTCATGGTTGGATGGTTTGTTAAAAATAGAAGGGCGACACCATGAATTTGACCAAGAATTTCACCCTGAGGGAACTGACGGACTCAGCCTGGGCAACGGCCAACCGCGTAGATAACACGCCGCCGGCCACCGTGCGGGCCGAGCTTCAGCGCACGGCCGAGCTGCTGCAGCGCATCCGCAACTACCTGACAGCCTGCACTGGCGTTGATACGCCATTGAGCGGTATTAGCGGCTATCGCTCGATTCCGGTGAATCGCGGCGTCGGCAGCAGCGACGGCAGCGATCACGTGCGCGGCATGGCAGCCGACTTCAAGGCGCGCGGCATGACGCCGTACCAGGTGTGCCAGGCGCTGTTGCCCAAGTTGGATGAGTTCGGCATCGGCCAGATCATCAACGAACTGACCTGGGTGCATGTCAGCACGAAAATGGTGGCCAGGCCGATCAATCGCATCATCACCATCGACCGCTATGGTACGCGCGCAGGCATCCTGCAGGGGCGGCCTTGAGCGCGCTGGGCACGCTGGCGGCCAGCGCCGTCAGCGGGATATGGAAGATGGCGACCGTCGCATTGGCCGTCGTGCTACTGGTGGTGGCGAGCGCCACCGGTACCGGCTGGTGGCTGGCCGCCTGCGACCGCGACGTGGCGCGCGCGGCGTTGGTGAAAGAGCAGGGAGCCAGTGCCGCGCTGCGCGCCTCGATCAACGAGCAGAACCGGGCTATCGACGGCATGGCCAAGGCCACCCTGGTGGCGCAGGAGCGCGGCGCGGCGGCGCAAGTGGCAGCCGCTGCCCAGGGAAAGAAGTACGACGCGGCCCTGGCGCAGATTGTGGGCGCGCGTGCTACTACGTGCGACGAGGCGATGCCCGCCGTCAGGCTGCTGCTGGAGGGCATGCAATGAAAATCGTCAACTTGACCAAATTGGAAAGTTTGGCGGTAGCCGTGCTGCTGTCTGGCTGCGGCAGCACGCCACCAGCCCCGCAACGTGTCGAAATTCCAGTCTTTACACCATGTGTAAAGGCGGTGCCACAGCGGCCAGCCTACGAGTTCGACAAGCTGACGCCAGTTGCAACGGATGGCGAGATCGTCCTGGCGTTGGCGCGGGACTGGTCGCGCGGGCGGAAATATGATGTGGAGCTGGAAGCGGTAATTGCGGGCTGCGTTGCGCCAGAGGCAAAAACAGAGCGCTGATTGTCGTTGCATCAACAGCGGCAATCAGCCTCGGCGCTGGCCAGGCCAGTGAGCCAAGTAGGCTCGTGCTACCTCGGGGAGGTAATTCGACTCTAACATTTGGAGGTTCACATTTTGGCTTTTCCCATTATCCCCTGGATCGGCGGCAAACGACGCCTTGCTGACCGCATCATTCCGCAGTTCCCACCTCACACCTGCTACGTCGAAGTCTTCGCCGGCGGCGCCGCGCTTTACTTCATGCGGCCGCCGGCGGAAGTCGAGGTGCTGAACGACGTCAACGGCGAGCTGATCAACCTGTATCGTGTTGTGAAGTGCCACCTGGAGGAATTCGTACGCCAGTTCAAGTGGGCGCTGTCGAGTCGCGAGGTGTTCAAGTGGCTGCAGGACACGCCGCCGCATACCCTGACGGATCTGCAGCGCGCGGCCCGCTTCTTCTACCTTCAGCAACATGCCTTCGGCGGCAAGGTCGACGGCCAGACGTGGGGCACCGCCACGACCGCGCCTCCGCTCAACCTGCTTCGCATCGAGGAAAATCTGTCGGCAGCACACCTTCGCCTGTCCGGCGCCTATATCGAGAACCTGGACTGGTACAAATGCATGGAGCGCTACGACCGGCCGCACACGCTGTTTTACCTGGACCCGCCGTACTGGGAAACGGCCGGGTATGGCGTGGGATTTGAGTTCGAGCAATACGAGAAGATGGCTGAACTGATGGCGAGGTTGAAGGGTAAGGCCATTTTGAGCCTGAATGACCATCCGGACATCCGGCGAGTGTTCGCACGTTTTCAGATGGACACGACCGGCATCCAGTACAACGTAGGCGGCGGCGGGAAGGCGGTTGAGCGGAAGGAGCTGATTATTTATAGCTGGGATAGGGCGGCTGAGCCTGCCGGCCTGTTCTAGTAGTCTACCTTGCAGCATGCGGCTAGTGCAGACGTCTGCACTAGTCAGCTAGATGGTTGTTTTCTTCGCATTCTGTCTGATGTGGCATCATGACGTTTTGCCAGAAGGAAATTATGGAGATTTTGCTTTTTGTTTGGATCGGTAGCGCTGTGCTTTGCTGGATCGTAGCGAACAGCAAAGCTAGGTTCGCGGGAGTCTGGTTTTTGCTTGGGCTGATATTTGGGCCACTGAGCCTGATTGCTGTGGCGGTGATGCCATCCGTTGAAGCGGACAAGACGGCTCCGTCACCCAAAACTCATGTTAAGTGTCCGGATTGCCGAGAACTCGTCATCAAGGATGCTCGGAAATGCAAACATTGCGGCTGTACGCTTATCCCACAAACATAGAAATAAGGTGGTGTGGAGATCTGGTTGACTTTAGTAATGCAACTTAGTTTATGGGGGACGTTTCTTTGGAATCATTGAATGAATGGGTCACTCCTTTTGCAGCCATTATTGCCGCAATTACTTCCACAATTAGCTGGTGGAGAGGTTTGCACGAAAAAAGCGACAAGATCAAAGTGAACTTTGGAGCCCTTCAACCTCCGATTGCCCCAGGGTTGGGCATGCATGTCGTAAGTTGCGCAGATCATGCCATTACCATTCAAGACTACGGCTTCTTCGACAGTCAAGGCAGGCTTCTTTCGATTCCTGATATGTTGGCTAATCATGAGTGTGATGATGGGATTTGCTTCGGCGGGGCGACTCTTTTGGATAAGCGCGGGAGTATTTTTGAAATTTCCTATGTCCTTCTGAGGGATAGTCAAATTGGGGCATATGCGAAAACAGCAGGTCAGGACTCACCACAGTTGCGCTTTCGTCCCGGTGTTCGTTGGTATTTGCGATGGTGGTTAAGCACGAAAGCCAGATTCCAAATGTCGAAATTTCAATAAATATGGTGTAATGTGTTGTCATGTGTGCGGACTATACCCCCAGCCGTAAAGAGCAAATCGAAGACCACTTTGGTGTTCGTTCGTCTCAACTCGACCTTCCGCCGGAGGCATGGCCCGGTTATATGGCACCCGTACTCCGCAGCTCGCACGAAGCGCCTGGTGAGATGGAAGTCACCCCGGCCATGTTCGGAATGGTGCCGCACTGGGCAGACCACAAGCTGGCCCGCCAGACCTATAACGCGCGCACCGAGACGGTGGCCAGTAAGCCATCCTTCCGTAGTGCCTGGAAGCGCAAGCAGTTCTGCATCATTCCTGCGGAGAACTTCTTCGAGCCCAATTACGAAACCGGCAAGCCTGTTCGCTGGCGCATCGAGCGCGCGGACGACGGCCCGATGGCCATTGCGGGCATCTGGGAGTATCGCCCGGCCGACCAGCTGTTGTCGTTCTCGATGCTGACGATCAACGCCGACGGGCATCCGCTGATGCAGCGCTTCCACAAGCCAGACGACGAAAAGCGCATGGTGATGATCCTAGACCCGGACCAGTACCAAGGCTGGCTGGACGGCTCGCTGGTGTCGGAGGAGGACGTTTATCGACAGTATCCTGCCGACCTGCTCGTCGCGCAGCCCGATCCTTTGCAGCCCCGGTCAAAAGCGAAACCGGCGGCGAAGGCTGAAGCTGCGCCGCCAGACTCACTTTTCTAGAAACAATTTTATACTTCCTGTTTCTTGCTTCGGTCGATATACTGTATAAAAACACAGTATATTGGCCAGCCATGAATGCAACATTATTAATTCTTCAATCTAGCCAGCCTGGCGTATCGCAGGTTCCTTTGCCGCTTGCGCAATATCCAATCCCCAGTGCGCAGCCGGAAATTTCTCACCGCATATCCGCTGGGTTCCCATCGCCGGCTGCCGATTACACCGAGGACGGCCTGGACCTGAACGCGCTTCTGGTGCAGCACAAGGCCGCGTCGTTTTTTTTCACAGTTGAGGGCGACTCCATGCGCGACGCCGGCATACTGGATGGCGACAAGGTGGTGGTCGACCGCTCCGTCGCGCCATTGCACGGCCACATAGTCATTGCCGTCATCGATGCCGAATATACCCTTAAGCGCCTCTATTGCCAGCGGGGTAGGGTAGAGCTGCGCCCGGACAACCCGGCGTACAAGGCGATCTGCCTGGCCGAGGGTAGTGAACTGCAGATTTGGGGCGTGGTGACGGGCGTCGTGCGCAAGCTGCGGGTGTGACATGAGCGATCCGACGAAGCAGATATTTGCGCTTGTCGACGTCAACAATATGTACGTCAGCTGTGAGCGCGCCTTCAACCCCCGCTTGCGCGATCGCCCGGTGGTGGTGCTGTCCAACAACGACGGCTGCGCCGTGGCCAGGTCGAACGAGGTGAAGGCCTTGGGCGTGCCGATGGGAGCGCCCTGGTTTCAGATGCGCGACTTGGCGCGCCAGCATGGCATTGTGGGGCTGTCCTCCAATTACACACTGTACGCGGACATGAGCAATCGCATCATGGCCATCCTGCGGACCTACAGCCCTAACGTCGAGGTCTACTCGATCGATGAGTCTTTCCTCAGCCTGAACGGCCTGGGCGGCCTGTGGGCTTCGCCGACGGTCATGGGGCAGGATATCCGCGCCAAGGTGGCTCAATGGACCGGCCTTCCTGTCTGCGTGGGCGTAGGCCAATCGAAGACCCTGGCCAAGCTCGCCAACCACGTCGCAAAGAAATTTCCGCTGTTCGATAGCGTTGCCGACTTCACGACCATGTCGGATGCCCGCACCGCTTGGCTGCTGCAGCGCATCGATGTCGGGGAGGTGTGGGGCGTCGGCCGGCGCCTCAGCGCCAAGCTGCGCGCCATGGGCATCAACACAGTGCAGGATTTGAAGGATGCGCCGCCCAGCTCCATGCGTGCGCACTTCGGCGTTGTGCTCGAACGCACATGCAACGAGTTGCGCGGAATATCCTGTTTGGAACTGGAAGAGGTGGCGCCGCCGCGCAAAGAAATCGTGTCGTCGCGCTCTTTCGGCACTATGGTTCTGACGGCGGCCGAGCTGGGTGAATCGATATCTACTTACGCCGCGCGCGCCGGCGAGAAGTTGCGTGGCCAGCATTCCCTATGTGGTGCTGTCCATGTTTTTGTTCAGACAAACCGGTTCCGCGACCAGGACGAACAATACAGCAACGGAATTACCATCCCCTTGGTCGAGCCCAGCGCCGACAACCGCGTGTTGGCCGGCGCCGCGCTGAACGGCCTAGCAATGATCTATCGTGAAGGGTTCAAATACAAGAAGGCTGGGATTATGTTGATGAACCTGCAGCCGGATACCCAGCGCCAGGCGGTGCTGTTTGATGCTGTTCCGGATAGGGCACGGTCGGTCCGCGCAATGACTGCGCTCGATGCCATCAATGACCGCTATGGACGCGACACGGTGCACCTCGGCTCTGCCGGCGTCGTCCGGCGCTGGGCAATGCTGTCTGAAAATCGAACGCCGCGATACACCACCAACTGGAGCGAGCTGCCAACAGTGCTGGCGAACTAGGCATGAGTAAATTTCGAGCCCCTCTCAGCATCGAGCAGCTCAAGGAGATCCGACAGCGCAGCGATTCGGCCGACATGAGGGCTGTGTTGTGGGAGATCCGGCGCCTTCGTGCAATTGTGTCAACCGCTGATGAACTCGATCAGAGCCTTGGCGACCGTGTCGGCTTTATACGACGTCGAATCAATTAAATGCCAGCTTAGCGTAATATAAAATTTTCTCGATTTCTTCAAAGGCACTAGCAAGATGAAAGGTGGTTCCTTTCCTCTGGTCTCGTATCCAAGGAGTGTAAGACGCGTAGTCTGGATTTACGACCGCGATTACACCGGGCGCTGTAGCAAGAGGTTTGAACAGATGAGTGTCATGGGGCACATAATTTATGCCAATAAGCACAATGATTTTTGCCTCTAATAGGCACTCGCGCCAGTAAGCCTGTCCATGATCGATGAAGCTTTGGTTGTACGGCGACGTTTTCCCTGGACCGTAGACGGACAGTACGGGTGTGAGATTTCTGTATCTCGGCTCATTTATCCAAGCTTGGACTTCTTCATGGCTGGTAACGAGATCCATTGGCATGCCGTCAACATATTTTTCTGTCACGAAGAATTTATTGTCCCCAAAAATTGTATCCGGCGGAAGCTTTGACAGGAAGTTCGACGAGCCATGAAGTTTTAAAACACTGACCTCAGGCCGTGGAATTGCTCGCGGTGGATATTGATAACGGATGTTCCAACCAACGCTATTGAGAGCTTGTTCTAATAACAGGTCATAATTCAAAGTTCCAAATGTGACACCCATCCCTAGATTTGGCCTGAGTCCAGCCATGAGGCGAAGATAGTGATTCCCATGTTCAATCTTAAATTGGGAAAGGTAAAGTGCTGTGAGTCGCTGCACAGGTATGACAGCATCACTTCCAAGATGCGCGACAGCGGCCATGCCGGCCTCGAATCCCTGGCCTCTAAATATGTGTCCGTACTCGGTCACTAATTTTTTGGGAAGACCTCCCTTGTATTCAACTAGCTTTTCAAACAACCAGTTTCCAAGTGGAGGGCATTCTGGTGTGCATGGGCCGGAGAAGCTACTAGCTCCCGCCCCAAAGACAACCATCAATTTCGTCATATATGTTTTTTTAACAAAAACCCACGATACCGTAAACATAGTTATTTAGGAACACTTATCGGTAGCTTGCTAGCTTACCGAAGGACGAAAAAAGCAGCACTAGGCGGCTTCTTCAAGCTGTCATTTTGCTGTCATTCTGGTGCCTAAACAGCCCAAATCACCCAAAAATAATGCCAACGTTGAATAATAAGTACTTGATTCTAAAGTGTTTTTTTGTTGGGGCGGCGGGAGCCGAGCCCGCCTCCACGTCAAAGCTTTTTTGCAATCTCCGCTGCCGTCTCGTTGTAATACACCTGCAACTGGCGAATGTCCTTATGTCCTATCATCCTGGCCAGTTCTAGAATGCCTAATTTCTTAGACAGCCTTGTGACTGCTTCGTGCCGGGAGTCGTGAAAGGTAAGGTCTTCAATTCCAGCCCGGGTAACTGCCTTGCGAAACAGCGCATCGCGGCTTTCATCTGACACATTGAAATAAGCCGCACGTGCCGAGGGCGCTGGCAATTCGCTGAGAATTTCCAGCGCGCGCTTGGAAAGGGCGACATCCCGCTTGCTGTCGTTTTTGGTGCGTGGCAGGTGTGCTACCGAACCGGTAATGCGCTCGGGTGTCAGGCTGAGAATTTCTCCTGATCGCATGCCAGTTTCAATGGCGAACAAGAACGCTGCTGCGACCACGCTGGATGTGTTCGTGATCTCACCATCGTAGCCAAGGGCCAGGCAGATTCTGTCAATCTCTTCCTGGCTGATCAGGCGGTCCCTGGGCGGTGGGTCTTTAGGGCGGCGAACATCAGCAGTGGGGCTTTTTGCGGCCCACTTCCATTCGCGGCGGGCAGTGGTGAAAACATGCGAAATCAGATTAAGATCCCGATTGACCGTCGACCCCAATACTGTTTTGAGGCGCATGTCGCGCCACTGTCCCAAGATGTCTGGCGTAACTTCAGCGATGAGGTATTCGCCCAGCTTCTTGCCGGCGACCAAGTGACTTGCGATTGCCGCCAGTCGGATAGCCTCCCAATGTGCGCCTTTTTTGTGGACAGAAACCTCGTCACGGTACCGCTCGAATGCCTGCAGGCAGGTTTTCCCCAAGACTATGCCTGAAGCGTCGCTGCGGCGCAGTTGCGACTCGCGCTCGGCCGCCCAAGATGATGCCTCAGCTTTGGTTGAAAATACGCCGGACTCCCGAGTGCCTTGGACAAAAATTTCTACCCGCCATCCTGACTTATGTTTTCTAAATGATGCCAT